TTACATTGACGATTTTGATGAATTAAATAGGATTATAGATATGTTCTCTTTATCTAATATGATTGAATATAAAGATTACGAAAATATTAAAATCGCAAATGGTCCTATACATATAAGTAATCTAAAAATGGTTATGGAAAAGGAACACTTTGTCTTTATAGATTAGATACAACCTTAAAAATTATCGCATATATTATCGCATATATTATCGCATATATTATCGCATATATTATCGCATATATTTTTATTATTTGACATATATGTGTCAAATAATAAATTATTCAAGTTTTATTATATATTTTTATTCATTATGTTTTTTACTTAAGCAGAAGTGGTTGCCTTATCACCTGCCTTTGCAAAGTGAGGAGACATGTACTTTTGAAGGTTGAAGTATGTAAGTTCATCACCCTTCTTAAGCTTAAGAAGACCAGTAAGCTTCTTATCAGCAATAATCTTACGACCATTATCCTTATCTTGAAGCTTGTGCTCACGAATATAAGAATTAATCTCACGAGTCACCTCTGTGCGAGCCATTTCAGTGCCAACCTCTTTGCCAAGGAAAGCAGCAAGCTCATTGGAAATAAGAGTTGGCTTCACGAAACCAGAAGGAGCGCGGTTACCGGTCTTTCTCTTGCGCTTAGCAGTAATCTTAGCAGCAGCCTTGAGCTCACGGCTCACTTGGCGCTCAAGTGATCTGAACTCAGTACGAAGAGATGAGATAGATGCACTTACGGCTTGGAGTTTACCCATAAACTCAGAGAACTGATCAAAAACAGTTGAGGTCTCAGGGGCGGATGCCTCAGCCTCTGCAACTGGGGCAGGGGCGGGGGTGGGAGCAGGAGCAGGGGCAGTCTTTGCTGCGGTCTTGGAAGTAGTCTTAGTAGTCTTTGCCATTATACACTAATAAGATAAATCTATTTAAGTGTTTTTACGCATAATATATTATAATAGGTTCTTATTGGTTATCATAAGAAAGTTTCCTAAATATTTTAAATATAAAATATAATTATTTACATTTAAAACGCATTTTTAATGAGCAACTGATTGATATAACCATGGTAATGCGTTTCGTGCATCATCACTTACTAAAGTTAATGCTGCTAAAACATAGTATGCTCCCAAAGCTTGGTTTTCGTTCGTATATCCAGTTCTTACCAAATAATTAATAATTTTTAAAGCCGTATTTTTTAAATATTCATCACTTTGTGATTGTGCTAAATGTAACGACATACCTATAAATGGGTTTCCATGTGGTGGTACAATATCTATCATTGTTTGTTGAGATAATTGAGCTCTATAATTCCATATGTCATATACTTCTCTTATAAATAAGACCAACATATGCCTAGGTAAATTTGTAAACCACATACTATCTGCATAATTACCTAGTTCATTAATATATTGAAATGTTTCTATGATATTCATTTCTAATTTTTTTTTTTGATCAAAATTATTAGATAAATCATCATTTATAATAAATGGTATATTTATTGCCTTTGCTATCCGTAAATAGCGGTTAAATTTGCCAATTTGATCATTTGTTATTATCTCTCTATCATATGGATTTCTTATATCAGATGGTGTATTAGGTTTATGTCTATAAGCACCTTTAATAAGTAAATTAAAGAGAGAATATATGTCACAACCATAACAACTATTATTTCCATTAAAACTATAAAACTGATTATAAGGTATCTCATTTATTGGCTCTAATGTAGCGAAATCTGTATCATTTATACAAATAGATCTATCTTTTAATGCTGGACCAGAACATTTTATATATTCTCTTACTAGATACCCTCTCCAAACCCGCTGTATACCAGTAATATAGAGAGAAAATCGAAGAAAATCGAACAATCTCAATTTTAATTCATCCTTATTACCACTTCTTTTTAATTTATAAAATTTACAAATTTCTTTTAATTGACATACTTTATATTGACATGTATTTATTTTATTATATTCGAATGGTTCTAATATTTTAAAATCTTCATTCGATATCTTTATTTTTCGAGTAGGTTTTATTTTACATGTTTTAAGCGCGAGTAGTTCATTATCATTTATAATTAAATTTGATAACTCCATTAATATAACATAAGAGTTTATATTTATATCATTATATTATTGTTAATACCTATATTCGTCATAACATCGTGTACATATATGTATTTTGTAAAAATAGTATCTACTTGTTCATGTTATAAAAATAATTAAATAATTAAATAATTAACTAACACCTATTCCCATGTATATTTATTCAACTCGTATTATGAATTTAATACATATTAAAAAAAATTGATCTAAAGGATTGTTAATATGGTATAGTATACTATTACAATGGCTAGTTCTAAGACAATTCTTTCAGGCGCAGATTTTAACCCCACATCCGATGTCAAATACTCCAAGCTAAAGGTTGATGCCAGAGGCGGTAAGAGTGTTGGTATTTTGAATAGTGGTGCTAACACAGCAACTTATATTTCAACACCTCTTATGCTCACATGGGGAATTAATGAGCATGAAGACGAGAAGAGTGGTAGACTCACATATGATATGGCTCTACAATTTCCAAGCGGTGAGTATGCTAAGGAGGATACTTCCAATTTCTTGGATAATATGATTGCTTTTGAGAAGAGAATAAAGGCAGACGCAATTATCAATTCAAAGGAGTGGTTTGGTAAGGCAAAGATGAGTGAAGACACGGTAGATGCACTGTGGACTCCTATGCTGAAGTATCCTAAGAATAAGGAAACTGGTGAGCACGATTATGATCGTTCACCTACATTGATGGTAAAGATTCCTTATTGGGAGGGTGAATGGAAGACCGAGTTGTATAATATTGACCAACAGCCAATCTTTCCAGACCCAGATGGTGGCTCACAAACACCCAAGGACATGGTTGCTAAGGGTTCTCATGTTGCACTAGTTATCCTATGTGGGGGACTTTGGTTTGTCAATGGCAAGTTTGGTGTAACATGGAAGTTGTTTCAAGGCATTGTTAAGCCAAAGGCAACTATGAGAGGCACATGCCATGTATTCTTGTCTCAGGAGGATAAAAATAAGCTAATTAAGCAAGCTGAGGAAGACGATGAGGTTGAGGAGGAGTCTGATAATGAGCAAACAAATACAAATGTGGAGGATTCCGATGTAGAGGAGGAAGATGAGGAAGAGGAAGAAGCACCGCCTGTATTTGTAGCACCCGAACCAGTTAAGAAGAAGGTGGTTAAGAAGGTGGTTAAGAAGAGTTCAGCATAAGAAATACACAAATAATTATAAAAAACAACCACGAACAAACTGTAAAAGAAACAAGTATAAAAAGAAACAAGTATAAAAAGAAACAAGTATAAAAAGAAACAAGTATAAAAAGAAACAAAAATAGGTGAAAACCACTTATTTTTGTTTCGTATTTTTACACACTGATTCAAGATATATTTATTCAATTAGAAGATAAAGATATTTTTGTATTTTTACAATATAATATAAATATGATTGCTTCATTTTTAAACTATATAGTTGGATATAACAAACAAAATTATATCAGCAATAAAACTGATAATAATAAGATAGATAATTTGTGTAAAAAACTCCCATACGAATTAGTAAATATCATACTTGATTATGATGGACGTATCAAATATAAATATAAACAAAAAAATCACATAGATTATCATAAATTTGTAAATGTAATTCATAAATACGATGAAAGATACAATATAATCGCACCGATTGTCGATAAAAAACAGACAATTATGAAAGATACTGATACAAGTCCAGTTGACACAAGTTTTTATTTTGAGTTCGCGTTTGAAAATCAACCGAATTTGGTGTTATGTTATGATTATAACTGGTCTGCCAATAATATATTTGAAATATGTTATACTGATATGAAGGCTTCAGGACATGTTTTTGAAAGCGACCAAATTAGAACATACATTTGAGTGCATTGAATGAGAATATGTATAAGTCGCAAATAGTAAAATACTACAAAAAATTGAACCATTTCATTTTTATATTAATTTATATATAACCATATTTATTCATATACTTAAAGTATGATTTCTACTATGAATCGTATCACAGTTGATACTATTACACATATTCCCAGTCAATACCCAAATGAATTTATGAAATTCATAGAAGAGCATAAATTAAAGCCACCCAAATTGGACACTGCTAATGGTAAGGCATTGGCACTCATGTTAGATAATCCATCATATTATTGGACCCGTGAAGATACTGACAAAATTGTAAATAAATTTAATATTACAACTAGAGATAGCATTCAATTATTTAATAAACATGAACAATGGGGTATTCAAACAAGCAATGAGCGAGGAAAAAATTATATACTTGTACCTTATACATTATCTAACAAACATAAGATGAGAAAAAACTTTGTATTCGATGGAACTGACGAACAAAAAAACATAGAAATTGATAAAATAAAATCTACTATTAAAGCTGATTACATAGATGTTCCTAATAATGAATGGCAACTTGGTCATAAGAATCCAAATTCAACAGATAATGCAATGTCTAATTTGGTTCTTCAACCACCAATTCAAGCAAAATATAGAGATAAATATATATTCATAGATACTCTTACAAAAATTCCCACTCCTAAAACATTTCGGGAAATGAATGAAGCAAAGCAATTACCGTATACAACTGAAGATTTAATGAATTTAAGAGATTATTTAAATTCATTAACTTTATAAAAAATAAAAATATAAATTAACATAATGGTGTAAATATATGCTCAATTACATACATCTATTAACTGAAATATCATAATATTCTTTGTTTAATTCAATACCTATACATTTTCTATTTGTATTTTTACAGGCTAATGCTGTTGTTCCGCTACCCAGAAACGGGTCTAGTACAATCGCATCCTTCTTACTGAATAATTTTACTAGATGTTCCATAAGTTCGACAGGCTTCACCGTTATATGTGTATTATTTTCGCCTTTTTCCTTTTTCGATGGTTTTGAAATCATAAAATTTTTATCGTATAATTCGTTGTATTCTTCTGTGGTAATAATATTTGCTGGAACCCGATCACCATTTATACCCACCTTTTGCGAGAAATCTAAAAGTCCTGTTTTAAATTGGAGCTCATTTTTAATAAAAGTTAACTTACCGATTGGTTTCATGGCTACACATATTGGTTCAAAGCATGATCTTATCTGAGGTGTTTTAAAATCTTTATATTCTTCTATTAATTGTTCTTTTTCTTCGTCACTAAGCTTCATTTTATTGATAACATGTGTCATTGACATTCCTTTGGGCATCGTTTGTGTATAAGTCCAATTAATCATATCACGAATTTCAAACCCTGCTATTTCACATGCCATTGCAATGGAATGATATAACCTAGGGGACGAAAATGATAGGAAATATGCACCCGGTTTCATTTTTTCAAACAATAACCTTGACAAATTTAAATAATAATCATATAAATCTTTTACTTGTTTCTTATCAAATTTCATTCCTTTTGGTAAATGCTTGACATGGCTATTTTTTTTATCATTTTTTACAGCAGTCGAACACCACTCGTTATCCAACTTATCTATAAAATATGGCGGATCAGTGATTACACAGTCAATACTATTATCATCTAGTTTTTCTATTTCTGACATACAATCTGCGTTTAATATATGAATTGTATTTTCATTTAAATGTGTTTCTGATTCGCCGATTGATTTCGACTCCATTGTTTTAGTTGACATCTTTATTAATATTTATATCATTTATATTATTGTAATCAATTTTTAATTTTAATTACGGGTTGTTTGTATAAGATTTTCTAATAACTTACGGTTTAATTGGCGTAATTCAACGGAAATACATTCGATATATTTAAGTTTCTCTCTACAATCTACAAAATGTTTGATGTCTTTTACCAAACTTTGGGCCAACTGATCTAATTCTTCATTCAATGTGTCTATTCTATCGCGTATTTCAGCACAAGTATTACATATATAATTGGTTATTTCTACTTCAACACATGAACAATTATATCTTTTATTGTGATTATTAGAATAACCTATACAATATTTACACTGAATTGCTAATTTTGTCGTACTTGGTGTCTTTTTACACACACATTCACCGGCATAAAACTTTGAATCACTTTGATTATCCATTAATTATATATACATATAATGTTGAATCTATATATTCATTTTTTTAATACAACTGATTGATAAACTAGTTAGACTATATCCATTATCATGGATAAAATGTGACTGGATTGCTGAAGACGGTAAATCTGGGATTTGGGTAGGCAGTAAAGATAATAGTAAATATATGGATTGGAATGACCTGTCACTCAAAGAAAGGCATTGTTTTTTCCCTGTATAAATTTTCAAAACAATAAAAACTCATTATTGTTTTGAAAAAGAATAAATATATTATTAACAGGTCAGTAGTTGTTGTTTCATATCATCATCCAGATAAGTCGTATCAGTTACAGCCTTGAATATTTTAGATAGTTCCTTTTTATTCTCTTCGACCGATGTAAATAGATTAAATAGGATATTGGTGAGGTCTGTTTGTAGATATTCCTCGGTCTTGAAATTAGGATGTTCATCTTGCCATAATTTTACCATGGTTCTTTGAATCTTAGCCAAATCGGATACATTCTTGGTTATTATCTTATGATTATTATCTCTCTCCCATTTATCATTATCTTTGACATACATCACCCTTCTTTTTTGATCTGTACAATGAATTGGTCTTTCGACAACCTCCATATTATTTAATCCATCCACCATCATGTTAGTTAGTGTGTCTGTAAGACCATTATTTTTTGTATTTTCAAAATGTTGGGCGGTTATTGGTAATGATCGTATAAAATCACCAATATTCATAGCATTTTTACACTGTTCGTTTAAAAACATATTAATATTGAATTGATTATTATTTGTTGTATTTGTAGTACTATTATCTGTATGGTGTACTGATGGCATTATATGTACCATTTTATCCATAAATTCACTAAGAAACTCTTGGTTTTTAGACATAATCAGATCAATCATTTTCTCTGTTATTGAGTTATGTTCCACTACACCACCAATGAGTTGTTTATTATTATCACCTACACAATTGAAGCAATTTATTTGATGTTTGTATAAACTTTGCCTATGTTTGTAGGTATTTCCGCATTCACATTTGAACAATTTGGCGTTTTTTGGCGTTTTTTTGTCAGCCAATGTAAGTCGTTTGTCAGCATTTTGGTGTTTCAGTGTCAATATATGTCTAGACCATTCGGATTTCTTACTACATTGAAAGTTACATTTATTACAATTAAATATTTTGGCGTTTTTTGGCGTTTTTTTGTCAGCCATGGAAGTATATATTAGACTTACAATAAAAACGCCTAAATCGTTTTTGCAAATAATGAATATTTTTTGTCAATAACAATATCAAAATGTTTTTTTTTGGATTTAGACCATTATCGTCACAAATCGATTTTTTACTTTTTTTTTCAATTCTATTTTTGAAATATAGAAAAATGGACATACTTTTTATGTCCAAAATCTGAAATTTGACAACTCCTATAAAATAAAAAGGTTGCACTAGAGCGATGGAACCGGATTTATAAATAATATTATATTGCCTTGATTCATCTAATATATAACTTTAAATAGATATATATTAATGTAGGTAGAATTAAGTAAGGTTAAATACATTTTGACCTTTTACTTTTATTTATAAATCCGGTTCCATCGCTCTAGTGCAACCTTTTTATTTTATAGGAGTTGTCTTTATAGTTGTTATCCGCAACATCACTTACGAACCTAACTTTGTTATTTGGTTTAGTTGTTTTATTTTCTATAGCGTTATCAATAACATCTGGTTGTTTTTGTTTACTAGAACCTAGACCCCCACCATTTAATCCTTGTTTTTTTAATGTATATTTTTTTTATCAACCATTATTTTATATATATATCTGATATTTATTCTTGTGTTAAAACATCAGGTGTATTACAAATATAACATCTGATTTACATTTATTACTATACATATCACTTTGATCAATGAGAGAAATTCCGCATCCTTTTAATGTATACTTTTGAATACTACGTATAAACAATTCTCTCGTTGGAATTTTCAGTGTGTCTTTTCCTAAAACATAATCGATTGTATTGCTTTGTAATACATGTTCTAATTTATATTCCATTGTAATAACAATGTTATTGTCACAATCTAGAGAGATATTCTCTGGTAATTCAGGTATACACTTAACTACTAATTGACTGTCTTTATGTTTGTAATATAATTCATCGTGCCACAAAGGAATGTAGTATTTTTCTTCTTCGAAATGCAATATGTATATATTATCTAGCAACAGATCATCCAACAATGGATTTAATATAATCATATTATCATTTTCTACCTTACTATTAACAATATTTTTTATCTTCTCTACTGTTTCGGTTGATATATGTAATACATGATGGTAATTATTAATGAATTCAAATAACTTAATGGCTGTCCCTCTTTCCATTTTTTCAAATGTTTTAATTGATAAGTTGTGACAATCGCTTATTATTGTTTGTATCGCATTCTGAATTAAGGTCGGGTCTTTGGAAAAGAACGAAGAGAGAAATTCAGTAAATAAAGAATTATAACTATTATCATTATTTTCATCATTATTACTTTCATAACTAATTCCATCACGCTCTTCTAGATAGGTATATAAATAATGATATGATTCAGCAATAATTTTAAATTTGTTACAGTAAAAATTATCGGCATCTGGCATGTGTTTATCAGGATGATATTTTAATGACAGCATTCTGTATTGTTTTTTCAGTTCACATACTGTAAATATGGGAGTTAAATTTAGGTTTAAACATGCGTCATTAAAATCCATGTATTTTATTTATTATATTGTATATAAATTTCTCTATATGATAAATAGGTCTATAATTATTATTAAAGTATTGTAAAAATGTGAAAATATCTATAAATAATTCATTCATTTGTGTTTGATTTAACTTTTTATCTCTTATTATCCGAAGAAATATTCCCCATATAAAGTAACCAATATCAATATCGTATATAAAGATGTCGTACATTAAATCGCGAAATAAAATAAATTTAATTGTATCCGGATTGTTTATAAATTTATAAATTTTATCTATATAAATATTCATATTAGTTTGCATTGATTGTGTATGCGTATTTAGACTTTTTATATTTGTAATCTCATTTGGAATTATGTTTAATGTTTTATTACCATTTATTTTGGTATATAATGTTTTTGTAGGACGAGGAACAGATATAATATAAAATGTGTTAATTATATTATCTGGAATAAAAGACATTGATTCTGTCAAAAAAATAAATTTTATATTTGATATTTTACTATTATTTTTCTGAATATAACTATAGAAACATTCTAATAATTCTCCGTGAATTTTATGAAAGTTTTTACATACAATTATACCTGATTTATTTGTCCTGGATGATAATACATCTACTATATTACTATATATTTCATTCCATAACATTTTTGCATTGCATCCTAATAAATCCATATCTATCTCAAAATGTATGTCACTAATTTTGAAGTAATAATTATTTTTATTGTACATACAAGTAAGTTTCTTTTCATATTTTAAATTACTCGGACTATATTTTTTAATAGCACACAACATTTGTGTATATTTACCTACTCCAGATGGACCATAAAATATTATATTTTTTAATTGTTCAATTGTATCTGGAAAAGATGTATATGTTTTTTTCAAATGTGGATGTATACAACATTTTTCACAACTTTGAATATAGTCTGTAAAATGAGTTTCTAAAAATTTCATATAATAATATGTATAAGAAATCTTTATATTCCCAATAACTATAATTACAATAACTCAATAATAGCAATTATCAAGAATACAATATGTTATTACACATAAACAGAATAAAGATATTAATATAAATATGTATATCAATATCAATATGAATGTTCTTTTATCAGTATCACAAATTAACATAGATAATATTTATTTTATGGAACCAATTATAAATACCATTATGGATAACAGTCGGTTTATCAAAATATTATATTCAAATAATTTAATAACATTGAATGGATTGTATTTAACATTAGATTTAAAGATTAGTAATAAAGAAATGTATTTTAAAAAAATAAAATATACATACGACCAAAAAAATAACGATAATAATTTAATACTTACCAAATTATATAATATAGAATCATGTATACTTGATAAATACTCATGTAATAAAACAAAAAAATATATTTTATATAATACATTGAAAACCGGAATGATAAAGATATTTCCGAATCAACCAAATGTTCATAATTACTCAGCTGTTACACCAGCAACAACCAATACGAGTGATACTCACCAATCTGGTGGTATACAACAGAAATTTACAGTAAAAATATCAGGCATATGGGAAAACGACACTGAATATGGTATAACATATAAGTTATCCACCAGTTGAAAATAGTTTTAAAATAACCTGTAATATAGCTATAAATGTTATATTCATAATAGTAAATATAAAGTTCACACTATATAACCTATTAGACATAACTGAATTAACACCAGCGTCATTGTTTGAACTAAGCATTAAATTTCTCAAGTACTTAATTACAATGATAACTTGAACAATAATAAGAAACGAAGTAATACCAGAGTATGTATAATATTCATCTGGTACTTTATTATCATTAATCTGACCATAAAACGCAATATTTTGATATAATATTGCTGATAATATTCCTATAATTAACATTCCAGGTAATGCTGTACCTATCATTTTTTGAAAGAATCCACTAGTTGTGGATGATTTTCCAAAAGATATAATTATTAGTCCACATAACGATAAAATACTAAATCCATATGTCCATATAGTAGATGTAGCTATGTTACTACCTAAATATAGAAATATTGCATTTATTATAATACCTAATATAGCCAACATAGACAATATAGTCATACTATAATTCTTAGCATTATTCATTTTTATATAAAATATAATATTATTATTATTTTCACACTAGGATATTATTATATTTTAACACTAGGTTTTATTTGTTTAATACAAATCATATTATAGCACTAATGATAATACATACAAATTGGGTAAATTATTTATCTATTTACAATATAAATGAGTAGATTTCCTCAATATAATGTTAATAATGAGCATCAATTAATTAGAAGACAAAACACTTATGTTTTAGATAAGCAATTGGTGACAATACATAGCGAAGATAGAGATATTAGCAAATGGCCTCATTCAAATCACTTTGAAATAGAGCTACCCGACGCGTTGACAAATGTTCAGTCTGTTCGATTAGTCGAAATTGGTATGCCCAATAATCAATATATATTTAGTAACAATCAGCAAAATACTAAATTGTCTTTTTATTTAGATCCTAAAGTATCTACAAACTCAGCAGAATACTTGGCATTAGGGCAAGCGGTGGATACACCTTTTATTATAACTATTCATGAAGGTTCATATAGCTCTGATGAGATGGCAAATGAACTTCAAAATGGAATGAATCAAGTAGTAAATAATTATTTAATTACTAATGGAGTTAATAGCAATTATGACAGATTCAAAGTAATCTATGATAATGTAGGCCAAAGATTTTATTTTGGCAATACGTTTGACGATTTTATATTTAAATTTCAGCGAAAAGTGAACTATGATATTTCATGTAATGCTCAGAGTGACAATTATCTTAATGTATGGGAACATTATACCAATTGGGGGCTACCATCATTTTTAGGATTTAAGAAAGAACAGTATAATACGACTATGTCAGATAATCCTATGACATTTAACTATACAAATCCTATAACAGAATGGTTAATCCCAAACCAATCACTATTACCTCCTGCTGCATTACCTCACGCTTATTATATGTCAGCACCATTAACACCATCAATAGATGGTGATAGTGCAATATATATGGAGATGGATAAATATAATAGTATGGATGAATTAAACCCTTATTCAGAAAAAACAAGTAATATGTATAATAATGATTATAATGGTAAAATCAATTCAGCTTTTGCTAAAATACCACTAACCAGTTCTCCTGGAACAAGAATTTTCGATTCTAGAACTATTTTTCTTCAAAATATGACACAATATTTTCCCCCGATCGATAAAATAAGAAAATTAAAGTTTAAATTTC